CAGGAACTAAAGGTGGTAACGCTGGTCAATGGTCTGCTAGGAAAGCTCAGATGTTAGCCAAGGAGTACAAGGCGAAAGGCGGAGGTTATAAGTAATGGCTTTAAAAGAATCACAGAAATCTTTAAAGAAGTGGACAAAGCAGAAGTGGCGTACACCTAGCGGCAAAAAGTCTTCAGAAACTGGCGAAGTATACGCACCTTCTAAGACTATTAGTAAGCTGAAGTCCACAGCAGCAGGTAAAAAGAAACTAGCCGCTGCTAATGTAAAGAAGAAAGCAGCTACCGCTAAAGGCAAGCAACACGCCAAGCATGGTCTGCATAAGGGTAAAAAACGATGAAGGGTCAGACTCACGGTGGTAAAGGAAGTGCCCAGCGCAAGACAGATCAGAAGAAGTTTGCAGCCAACTGGGATGCTATATACAACAAATCTACACAAAAGTCAAGTAAAAAAACAAATAAAGCTTGACTTTCTTATACTTTTATGCTATAATAACAAGGTAAGACTAACTAAAACAACACTGTCCTAATAGGAGAAACAGTATGATTGATAAAGACCTTGAGCTATATTACCGTAACATTAGAGATATGTTTGGAACAGACGGCTGGAAGCAGCTAATGGAAGACCTTAAGTCTAATGCGATGGTGATCAACTCAGTAGAAGCTGCAAAAGATAATGAAGACCTTTACTTCCGTAAGGGCCAACTCGCTATCATAGCTAACCTACTAAACCTAGAAGCTCAAATCGATGCAACAGAAGCAGAAGCATTAAAGGAAGATGAAGTAGAAGAAGCTGCCTAATGAGGGCTATCTACGAGTATCGCTGCGAAGGTGGACACACAAACGAACGCTACACAGATTCAGAGTGTACCCACATCCCCTGCTTAGATTGCGACAAGATTGCAAGAAGGATTGTAAGTGCTGTGCGAAGTAAGCTAGACCCGATCTCTGGTGATTTTATGGGTGCTACTAGAAAGTGGGAAAAGAACAGAGCGCAGAAGTTACAGCAAGAACGCAAGGCCAACTCTTAACCAAGAAGCCCTGTATAATACACCTCCATAATGAGAATACTCACGGAGTTTAATAATGGCAACACTAATAGACGAGCGTCCAGAAGACGTTGAAACTGAACAAGAAGAAATAAGTCAGATTCAAGAGGAGCCTCAAGTAGAGGAAACTCCTCAAGAAGAAGAAATCCCTGATAAGTACAAAGGAAAGTCAACCGCTGAAATTGTAAGGATGCACCAAGAAGCTGAGAAGCTACTAGGAAAGCAAAGCGGTGAGGTAGGGGAGCTTCGTTCAGTAGTAGACAATTACATCCAGACACAACTCGACACCAACACCCCAGCAACCCAAGAACCTGAAGAAGACATAGACTTTTTCTCTGATCCCGACAAGGCTGTCGAGAGAGCGATTAAGAATCATCCTTCAATTAAAGCTGCTGAAGCACAAACTCAGCAGTACAAGCAGCAAACAGCGCAGGCTCAATTGCAACAACGTCATCCTGACATGCAAGAGATTCTGCAAGATGGTAAGTTTGTTGATTGGATTAAAGGATCAAAGATTCGTACTCAGCTCTTTGCACAAGCGGATACGCAGTATGACTACGAAGCTGCTGATGAACTTTTTACTATTTGGAAAGAGCGTCAACAAACAGTAGCTCAGACTGCCGTTAATGAGAAAGCAAGCAGAAAAGAAGCTGTCAAGACTGCCTCAACGGGCGGTGCAAAAGGAAGTGGCGAGACAGCATCTAAGAAAGTCTATAGGCGCTCAGACATTATTAAACTAATGCAAACTGACCCTGATAGGTATTTAGCTTTATCTCCAGAAATCGAGAGGGCTTATGCTGAAAAGAGGGTTAGATAACTAATCTCTTTAAGGAAGTATTATCATGGCTACATCAGTATATCCCAATATGGGCGGAGCAGTAGACAACACTAGCGCAGCTACTTTTATTCCAGAAATCTGGAGTGACGAAGTAATTGCTGCATACAAGAGCAATCTTGTAATGGCTAACCTCGTTAAGAAAATGAGCATGACTGGTAAGAAAGGTGACACCATTCACGTTCCTAAGCCTACTCGTGGTACAGCCACTGCTAAAGTTGCAGAGACTGCCGTAACTATCCAGAACTCTGTTGAGTCAGAAGTTCTGATTAACATCAACAAGCACTTTGAGTTCTCTCGTCTAATCGAAGACATCACCGAAGTACAGGCTCTCGCTTCACTGCGTCAGTTCTATACTGGTGACGCAGGCTATGGTCTGGCTAAGCAGGTTGACAATGATCTGTTTACTCTGGCTAAGTCTTTCGGTGACGGTGATGGCTCTAGCTACGTTAACTCTGGTTCTTTCCAGATTAACACTACCTCTGGCGCTCTTGAAGCATTTGACGCTGACGGTGCTGCTGACATTGGTGCATTCTCTGACGCTGCGTTCCGTGCGCTGATTCAGAAGATGGACGATGCAGACGTTCCTATGGACGGTCGTAGCTTCGTTGTACCACCCTCAC